AAAAACTTCCTTTGATTGAAGCACCTGTTGGTGCAGGAATAGGTTTAGCTTTGGTTAATTTTTTAAAAGATAAAAACAAAGAAAATTTACCAGAAAAAATTGACGAAGAAAAAACTCCACAAGAAGAGCCACCAGAAGATCCAAATGTATTACCAGAGCTTTTAGCTGAAACTGCAGTAGACAAAGTAAAAAATAAAATTAAAACTTGGGAAAAATATATGTCTCGAGACGAGGCTGAAAAAGCTGTGAAAGAAAGTAATATAACTTTAAAAGATCTAGAAATACCTGCTTTAAAAAAACAAATTACTTTTAGAAAAACTGGAAACGGCTTTGAAATTTTATTTGACAAAAAATTAGTGGGAGAGCTTTTGGACATTACCTTTTTAAAACAGGAGGATGGAACTCAAGTAGGAAATGAAAGAACTTTTAATTTAGCTCTTATAGATGAAGACGGCTATTTAGATGAGGCTTTTGATACTATTGAAACAATTAAAAATGCAAAAGAAACGGCTAAAGACGTTGTTGCAAAAAATCTTTTAAGGGATTCAACGGAAATAAATTTTCCTAGTTTAAAAAAAATATTTCAAAATCTAGAATACAATAACCAAGGTATGCCTAAAAAAGCTGCTGAAGAATCTGAAAGAATTAGACAAAAACTAAGAGAGAGAAACAAAAAAGCCAAAGGCGGCATGATTGATAAATCTTTACCAGGGAGAAGTAGGTACATATAATGTCAGAACTAACAGATAAATATTCAAAAAATTTTAGTCCTTCACGAAAAAAAGAATTTGAAAGACGTGTGCGTGAAATAGGTGCTGATATGTCAGAGCTATCAGCTATACAATTAGTTTTAGCAGAAATGAGAAGTGAAATGAAATTAGGCGGTAGAGTAGACAAGCCACTAGGAGCGGGTGGCAAGAAATCAGGACCACCTCCTGAAAAAGGTCCAAACTCGAAAGGGTTGAATGTTAAAGGTAATACTGTTAAGACGGTAAAACTGGAGAAATAAATGGCAGAAATAGACAAAGCTTTACCCAATGAGGTAAGAAAAGAGATCAACATTCCTAGCGTAGAAGACGTTCAAGTAGAAATAGAAAAAGAGTCAGAGCAAAAAGGCCCAGTAGAAGTTCAAGAAAACGAAGACGGTAGTGTTGATGTAAACTTTGATCCAAGACTTGGAAGTTTAGATCAAACAAATGAACATTTTGCAAACTTAGCTGAACTGTTACCGGATGATATATTGGATCCGTTAGGAAGCAAAATGTATGAAAATTATACAGATTACAAATCTTCAAGAAAAGATTGGGAAAGAACTTATACACAAGGTTTAGAACTTTTAGGTTTTAATTATGATGATAGAACAGAGCCATTTAAAGGAGCAAGTGGTGCAACACACCCAGTTCTTGCTGAAGCAGTTACACAGTTTCAAGCATTAGCTTACAAAGAATTATTACCAGCCGAAGGTCCTGTTAGAACTCAAATAATAGGTATGCCAACTCCAGATAAAGAAGCTCAGTCACAAAGAGTAAAACAATTTATGAACTATCAGATAATGAATGAAATGAAAGAGTATGAAGCTGAGTTTGATCAAATGTTATTTTATTTACCACTTGCAGGATCATCATTTAAAAAAGTTTACTATGATGAAATTATGCAAAGAGCTGTTTCAAAATTTGTACCTGCAGATGATATTGTTGTGCCTTATACTGCAACATCGTTAGATGATTGCGAATCTGTAATACACAGAGTTCGTATGACAGAAAATGAACTACGAAAACAACAAGTGGGTGGTTTTTATAGAGACATAGAAATTAATCCTGCATACATGGATGAAACATCGTCTGAAAAAGCAGAGAGAGAATTAGATGGAACATCAAGAGGCAGGGATCAGAGAATGTATACTCTTTTAGAGTGTCACGTTAATTTAGACTTAGAGGGTTTTGAAGACGTTGGAGCTAACAATGAACCAACAGGAATTAAACTTCCATACATTATAACTGTTGAAGAAGGCACAAGAAAAGTTTTATCTATTCGAAGAAATTATGAAATAGGAGATGCACAAAAAAATAAAATTAATTACTTTGTACATTTTAAATTTTTACCAGGACTAGGATTTTACGGTTTTGGATTAACCCACATGATTGGAGGACTATCAAGAACAGCGACTGCAGCTCTTAGACAACTATTAGATGCAGGAACTCTGTCAAACTTACCAGCAGGATTTAAGATGCGTGGAATTAAAATGAGAGATGAAGCGCAGTCAATACAACCAGGAGAATTTAGAGATGTAGATGCACCAGGTGGAAATTTGAAAGATGCATTTATGACTTTACCGTTTAAAGAACCATCTCAAACTTTATTACAACTTATGGGTGTCGTGGTATCTGCAGGACAACGATTCGCTTCCATAGCGGACCTGCAAGTAGGAGATGGGAACCAACAAGCAGCAGTGGGCACGACAGTAGCTATGTTGGAAAGAGGATCAAGAGTAATGTCTTCGATTCATAAACGAATGTATGCTGCGATGAAAAAAGAATTTACTATTTTAGCTAGAGTATTTAAATTATACTTACCTCCGATTTACCCCTACGATGTTATTGGTGGACAAAATCAAATTAAACAAACTGATTTTGACGATCGTGTAGACATCTTACCGGTTGCTGATCCAAATATTTTTAGCCAAACCCAAAGGATCTCTTTAGCTCAAACAGAAATGCAACTGGCTGCCTCAAACCCTCAAATACATAATCAATACGAAGTCTATCGTAATATGTATGAGGCATTGGGGGTAAAAGATATTGATTTAATTTTAAAAAGACCAGAAAGACCTATGCCAAAAGACCCAGCACTAGAACATATCGATGCATTAGCTGGAAAACCTTTTCAAGCATTTCCTGGACAAGACCATCAAGCACACATTACAGCTCATTTAAACTTTATGGAAACAAATATGGTTAAAAACGCACCTATGGTTGGCGCTGCAATACAAAAAAACATACTTGAACACATAAGTTTAATGGCTCAAGAACAAATTGAAGTAGAATTTAGACAAGAATTACCACAATTAATGAAAATACAACAAATGGCAATGCAAAATCCGCAATTACAACAACAAGCAAGAATGTTACAAGAAAAAATTGAAGCTAGAAAAGCAGTTTTAGTGTCAGAAATGATGGACGACTATGCAAAAGAAGAGAAAAAAATAACTTCACAGTTTGATAATGATCCAATTGCTAAATTAAGAGCAAGAGAATTAGATTTACAGGCGCAAGAAAACGCTAGAAAACAAAAAGAAGGCGAAGAAAGAATAAATCTTGATAAAATGAGAGCTATGATGAATGATCAAAACCAAGATGAAAAATTAAAACAGAATGAAGAGCTTGCAAATCTTCGTGCAGATACTTCAATACAAAAAACTATCTTAAGTAAAACAATACCACCATCAGATAAAACACCTGATGCGGTTTCAATTATAAGAAAGGATTAATATGTGGTTATCAGCGATTAAATTAGCAATGTCTACGGGAAGTAAGATTTATGCTAACCGTCAAAGAACAAAACAAGCTATGTCTGATGCACAATTAATGCATGCAGAAAAAATGGCCCGAGGTGAGGAGGCTTACCAGGGAAAATTACTAGAAAGCCGACAATCGGACTGGAAGGACGAGGCGGTTTTGATAATTTTAAGTTTGCCCGTCGTAATTTTGGCTTGGGCAGTGATATCGGACGATCCGACTGCTATGGATAAGGTAAAATTATTCTTTGAAATGTTTTCAGAGCTTCCGAAATGGTTCACTAATCTTTGGATCCTTGTCGTGGCGAGTATTTATGGTATAAAGGGAACGCAAATTTTTAAAAACGGAGGAAATAAAAATGGCAAATAGACTATACAACAAACAAGTATCACCTAAAGGATATAAAATGGGTGGAAGAGTAAAAAAAATGGGTGGCGGAATGATGAAGCGAAAACCTATGATGAATGGATCTAAACCTGACTTTTTAGATTTAGATAAAGATAATAATAAAACTGAGTCCATGAAATCTGCAGCAGCATCAGCTAAAGGTATGATGAAAGGTGGCAGAGTAAAAAAAATGGGCGGAGGTATGTCTAAATTAAATCCTGGTC